CGAAGGCTGGGCGCCGGGCTACACGCGCACCGATGTGCATGTGCATATGGACCTGCGCGACCGTCTGCGCACGCTGGTGAGCGGCAATCTGCGCGTGGTGGTGGTGAGCCAGACGGACGTGACCGTGGCGAAAATGCGCAGCAGTTCCACGTTCTGGGTGGAAGCGCTCTAACGCTGAATTAACCGGCGCGCCGCTTGGCGCACCCGGAGCGCGCCGGCCTGTCGCGCGTCCGGTTGAATGACGTGTTAGGGCTCTTGGTTGAGGAACACGATGAAGGTTGAGCACATAGGACTGGCGACGCTGTACCACGGCGACAACCGCGAGCTGCAGGGCCTGCGCGCCGATGCGCTGGTGAGTGACCCGCCCTATGGGATGGCCCACGACACAGACAGCACGCGCTTCAGTGGCGGCGGTGTGAAGCGCGGCACGGGGCGCGATGACTGGGGCGACATTGAAGGCGACGCGACCGACTTTGACCCGGCGAACTGGCTGGACTTCCCGCGCGTGGTGCTGTGGGGAAGCAACCACTACGCGCAACGGCTGCCGAAGGGGACGACGCTGGTGTGGCTGAAGAAGGCAGATCACCTGTTTGGCACCTTCCTGAGCGATTGCGAGATTGCATGGATGAAGGGTGGCTATGGGGTCTATGCGTTCCGCAAGCAGTTCCCGCCACCTGCGCGCCAAGCAGAGAACGACGGCAAGACCGTGGCCCACCCGACACAGAAGCCGATTGCACTGATGCAGTGGTGCCTGGACATGGCGAAGGTGCCAGCAGGCGCGATGGTGCTTGACCCGTACATGGGCAGCGGTAGCACCGGCGTTGCCTGCGTGACGACTGGCCGCAGCTTCACCGGCTGCGAGATTGATCCGCGCCACTTCAGCACGGCATGCCGCCGGCTGGAGGCGGCACAACGGCAAACCGCGCTCTTTGAGCACGGAGAGCCCTAACACGAAGTAGACACCTTTCTCGGTGTCTACTGCTTTTTGGAGGTCAGGTATGATCGACATCGACCAGCTGGCCGCAGCGATCGCCAGCCACACTGCCCGACGCATCCCGCTTGCGGTCGACCTGTGGAGCTACGCCGAGATCGCGGCCTATCTCAAAGTCGGCGTGCAGCAGGTGGCAGATCGGTATGCAGATCTGCCCGATTTTCCGCGCGCCATCCGACTCCCGAGCCAGGGCAGAGGGCGCGGGCATCCTCGGTACAAGGCTACTGAGGTGATCAAGTGGGCGGAGAAATTTCAGGAATCCGGGGGATAAGCGAACATCGAAAGTCGAAAACCACTGCGCCAAATTTACGCCAACCGGATGTAATCCCATGATTTCAAACAAGCTTAGATTCCTCTCTTGGGCACCATCGAAAGCCCCGCAAATGCGGGGTTTTTCTTTTGAATCCTCGCCTTACTCTTGTTCATTCCGCGCCATTCTGCCGTTTTTTGCCCCATTTTACCGCTAATTCGGGATAGCATTGCGCCAGATTTGCGCCACTAGTGCGCCAACGGAGCAAAGACCATGGCCAGTTTTCGCAAGCGCGGCGCCACCTGGCGCGCCGAGGTCCGGCGACAGGGAGTGAGCGAGTCAAAAACCTTTGCCACCAAGGGCCAGGCGATGGCGTGGGCGATCCAGGTTGAGGCGGCGATCGACAGCGGGAAGTACGGCAAGCCATCGGGGATTACGTTCGGGGACCTCTTACGACGCTATGCGGCGGAGATTTCTCCCACCAAGCGCGGAGCACGATGGGAGCAGATCAGGATCCGCGCCATGGTCGAGGGCAGCCCGGATATTTTCCCAGCGATACCGCCGGACCCGATTGCATCCGTGCGCGTCGACGCGCTGGATGAGCGCCACTTCGCGGCTTGGCGAGATCGGCGACTGCGCCAAGTATCGCCGGCCAGTGTGCGCCGGGAGTGGTCGCTGCTGAGCAATACCTGCACGATCGCCATCGCCGAGTGGCGCGTGATGGAGCGGCATCCCATGCGCGCGGTCAAGCGCCCGGCAGACAGCGAGGCGCGCACGCGTCGGCCGACGGGGGAGGAAATCGCACGACTACTGCATTGCCTTGGCTACGCGCCAGACCAACCGCTGACGACCAAAACGGCGCGCGTCGGAGCGGCGATTCTGTTCGCGATCGAGACGGCGATGAGGGCGGGCGAGATTGCCGGGCTGTGCTGGCAGGACGTAGAGGTAGAGCGGCGATATCTGCGGACGCAAGGCAAAACGCCGGCCGCGAGACGCGAGGTACCGCTATCGAGTGAGGCAATCCGCCTGCTGCACCAGCTGTCCGGAGTCCGCGACGGAGAGAGCGTTTTCCAGCTAGGGTCGGCCAGCCTGGACGCACTCTACCGCAAAGCCAGGGCGCAGGCGGGCATCCAGGACTTGCACTTCCACGACTTTCGGCACGAGGCCATCACGCGCCTGGCGAAATCGCTGGATGTGCTTGCTTTGGCGCGAGCGGTCGGGCATCGCGATCTGAAAATGCTCATGGTATATTACAATCCAACGGCAGAAGATTTGGCGTCGCTCCTGAAATAATCTCGATGGAAACGCAAAATAGTCCTTGACTCTCTACTGATTTTCGCATAGAATATCATTGTCGATGGGGCAATCGACACCGGCCAGGCGGACCCTGGGTAGAGTCAGGAGAGCGAAATGAGAACCAACCACCCAACCATCGACCTGGACAGGACCGACGTCGAAGTTCGACGCGTGGCGCACCTTTCGCTGAACGCGATAGACGTTACGACCATGACCGCCCGAGAGGCAGTCGAGCAAAACATGTTTTCGACGAGCCGCGGCACGATGGACGTCGACGTGATCGTCACCAGCGGTCCGCACGCTGGCGCCAGGTGCTACCTCGACGGCCGCGCCGTTCGCGCCAACTACCACCCCGACGAGCAGCGGCCGAACGGCAGCTATCTGTGGGAACAGTAGGCAACGGCAGAAGACAAGGAGAGCGAGATGAAAACGAACACAATCACGATTGCCGGAATCGGCAGCGTCATCGTCGATACGGAAAAAGGGACGCTCCGGCCGAGTTCTCACGTGGTCGGGCAGCGGCTGTATATCGGGTACAGGCCAGACGACACCCGGAAAAAAGAGATTGCCGATTCCAGGAAATCCAATAGTCTGGAAGAAGCATATGAAAGATTCGGACAGCCTGAATACGGCTGGACGTGGTTGGACCATAACGGCTACAACACAGACGAATTCTGAGGAGAGCGAGATGAAAAAGCTGTATATCTATGAAAATGAACTGCTTGGCGACGACGGGACGGATTTTAAGGCCGCTCTTGTCGATGTCCTGGAAGGCGAGGACGACGAGGATCTGCTTGCGCAGGCAAACGATCTGTACGGAATCAACGACTACACGGCGGATTTTCTCCCGCCAACAGAATCATGCTAGGCGGTGTGCGCCCCGGTGCCGGCCGGCCGCGCCTGGACCCGGAAAAAACTGCCAGGCCGGTATCGGTCTGGCTGGATGAGGCCAGAATCGATACGGCAAAGGCGGCCGGCGCAGGAAACGTCGGCGCCGGGATTCGCCTGGCTCTCGACGAGTGGAAGCAAAGAGGAGAGAAAAAATGATCATCCTGACAAGCGGCATGGAAATCTTCGGCTCTGGCGACACCGAAGAAGCCGCCATCCAAGACGCCATCCAGAACGCAGCTTACTGGACGGGCGAAGCGTGGGCGAATTGCACGCGCGAATGGATCGCCGAGCAGATTGCAGTTTTCGCAGGGATTGTTGGTAAAGGGCTGTATTTTTCCGAAGGGTGAAAAGCTTGCCATCCGCCTACGGGCGGATTTTTTTGCTGCGACGGGATTACTTTGCCGCGTCGAGCAGCCGCGCCGGGCTCGATGCGGCGCCAGCGGGAAGGCAAAGCGCTTGCAGTGCCGGGATGATCTGCGGATGGCGAATCGCTGCACTCAGCGGAGTGCCGCAGGCATTGACCGTCCACAAGGCGATGTTGTCGTCTTCGGCCGTCCGAATACTGGCGATGGCCGCCGATCCGTAGCCGTGAGCCGCCTGCTGGAAGCTGGCGCACCCGGAGAAGGAAACCGCGACGGCGGCGAGGAGGAAAATTTTCATTTTTGCTGCTCCTGATGGTGATCGGGAAGGGCTGCGCCGATTAGCCCGGCCATCAGCAGTCCCGCGGTGACGATTGCCTCTTGCTGATCCGGCGAGAGCGCGGTCCCGCAAGCGGTAGCGATCAGCACCAGCCCGCGCCAGGTCGATGGCTCCCGCAGCCGGGCCAGGAGGTAGTCTCTCATAGCCGTACGTGGTCCCTTGCCCAGAGGTAGGCCGCCCATAGGCTGGCCAGCAAGGCCGCCAGACCGGTGCAGAGATACCCGATCACCTTGGATGCTCGCCAGAGGGATACCAGCTCTTGCAGAGTCGGGGAGATGTCTTCCGACTTGGCGATGTGGATCGAGAGTGCCCCGGACATTTCCGATACGGATTTTTTCAGGTCGAAAATATCGGCGTGCAGCCGCTCGATTTCCGCTGATGGCCGGCGCCGCTCATACCCGGACCAGCATTCGATGGGTTGAATATGGTTTTTTTCTGGATCATTTTCCATCTTTGTCCTGTCCGATTAGAAAAACGCGCCAGAGGTTGCCGCAGTTGGGGCGATATACGCTCGATTGTGGCGAGGATCTACGCATACGAGATAATTATCTGTAGCGGATGGGATAGAATATCCATGGAAAACCTTATTCGAAGAAGGATAATAATTGCTAGTATTCAATCGATTCTGCGGATATATATAATCTCTACCCCAGACCAGTTCATGGATATTTACATTGTTTCCTGAAGAAGAATCTGTGCTTGTAAAAGTCGATGTACCTGGATCTGAATAACTATTCTGAATGTAAGTGCTGTGCCTTATCATGGTTGACTCTGAAATTAATCCAGAACCGACCTTTAATTTGCTGGTATTCGTTTCCGTGATGTCTGACGATATTGTATATGTAGCCACATCATGATTTTCTCCGGTTACATTAATGCTTCCATCCACGCATGAAGGGACTTGCCATGTGTCATGAAAATAAGTATCTACTGAATTTGTATATCCTGATTTCAAGTAGGAAGATTCTATTGTTATTGTTTTGAAATCTACATTATCCGCATATATCCAATATATGGCATTAACCACAGCTCCATCATTATAGGAGTCGTTTGATATGGTTCCTGGGTGTGAAAAGTCGGAAGACGTCATGTATTGCGTTTTTGACAAAAACATCTCATTTGAACCGCAAAATCCTAGAGACTCTGATGTAATCGTGAAATTCGTGTCCAGAGTAGATCCGGAATGGGATCCCGAAGAGGTGGTCCAGGACGTGAGAACCGGAATTTGCGTAGCCACTACGGAGATTCCGGCGCCTGTATCTGGATCGGCCACCCCGACCTCAGAAAAATCCAGTCGGATGATGCTCGTGAGTTTTCGGGGGTTGGTGAGCGATATTACCCCGTTGTCCCAATAGCCGAGGATATAGGCCACTTTCCCGTCGCTTCGGCTCTGGATTTCCACTTTTACCGGCCTTTTGGTCGGGGGAGAGAGCAGCGGAGAGGGAATAGCTTGCGTGACGGGAATAAACGACCAAATGTTCCCGTAGTTCGTAGCGTCGATCTCCGCCAGGGTCGAAAATGGGCCCGCCGTTGGATCGAGCAATCGGTCGTATCTCCGGGACAGCTTGACGCGATACTGATCCGTGGGACCCGTCCCAGGATAGACCGTCACAGAGATCACCCACACCGGGCCCGAATCGCATTTGAAAAGGTGTTCTTCCTGATAGATTTTGGTTACATCGCTGATCCCCGCTGGTCCCGATAGAAATGTCGATGTGCTGTTTTTGTTGTTGTAGATGGCATCATTGGTCAGGGTAATATCGGTTCCTGGGATAGTATAATTTTCCTCAGCCGAGAATTTGAAATACCTTGGGGAGTTGAATTGATCCGGATTGGCGAATGTCGGGTAGGTTTCAAAATCCGCGCGTTTCGTCAGGGTCTCGTCGGTCCACAATTTTCCGTCCAGCGTCTTGAATCCACGAGACAACCCCCATGCTTTCGGCCGCATATTCCACGGCCATTGCAAATAGGTCGATCCATTATAGGATGCGTTAATCGCGCTCAGAGCAGAGTCTTCGATGGGATGTTCCAATAGCTTCCCTGGGGACTTCAAAAAGAGGGCGAACCTTTTTGCTGTGGTTGAGGTTTTTGCAAAAATCGACATTAGCTTATAGCTCGTAAGCGCTATAAACCAAGCGGTATGTGTTCCGAAAATGCTCCCGTATGGGATTGGTACAGATGGCCCTAATGGATACAAGATTAACTTGAGCAGCTTGCTTACCCGACGAAACGTGATTTCATCCAGTCGCGCGTCAAAAGCCACCCAGAAATCCGTGACGATCTTGAATTTTCGGTTGCTGTTTGTCGCCGTGTAGGTGCGTGAGATTTCTGTGAGGGCGCCATCCAGTATAGTCGCCGCCGTCGGGGCGTCGGACAATGAAAACTGGAGCGTTTTCGGCGGAACATCTGCCGTCGTCACTTTGATGGTTTTTATTGGCCGAAGTGGTACAGAAAACAGTCCGCAACTACTCCACCACCGTCGATCCGGGTAATAGCTCCGGTCGCTGTAGAGCGTCTCTGTCAACGGGCCGAGTGCGTCAAAAGTGTCTGGTGCGACGGTTTTTTGGACGAATGGCTTGACTCTTTTCTCTCGCGCAGGGATCTCGATGTCCAGCGGTGGAAACGGCAGCACTTTATTGCGCTGCGTGGTCTGTCCGACGCCATATTTCAGCAGATCTCTGAATCTGAGAAGGTCATTCAGAGCCATTTAAACCGGCTTTCCGACTCCGGCCCTGGCCGGGATGGTGGTCGTGGGCTGCGGCTTTGGCAAGGATCGATTTTGCAGCGTGCTCTGGGCGACTCCCGTACTGAGAGCGTCCAGGGATTTCACCAGACTGGTGGATAAGGGATTGGACGTGAGGCTCATATCGTGATGGTAAAAATATCCTCGGTCAGTGGCGCCGAATAGCTCGACGAGAAAGGGATTACCTTCCGGTCTCGCTCCTCCGACGTGACGCCTGGAAAGCTGATTACCAGCTCATGCGATTCGAGCAGCCCCCCGTGGTAGACCACGGTGGGCAATCCGGTGAGTGCGCTGGTTCCGGGTGAGGATCCGGCAGGGGCTGCGGTCGGCGTATCCGGATGTGATATCCCGGTACCGGAGATCGAACAAATGGCCAGGGAAAACTGGCTGATGGCCGCACCAGTGTCCGGGGAAAGCGTATGCGACACCCGCTGACATTTTCCGCACGCATGCACTCCGGGTACGTCCAGGTCGATCGTCTGATCGAGGTCAATGGCGGGATTGAGGGCGACGGACGCAGAAACGGTGTTGCGTCGATGGGATCCCCAAATGCGGATTTTGGCGATTTGAATCAGCGCGCTCATGGCCTCGTTGGCGGCGTCTCTGCCGGTGTCATTGGTCAGTTGGACATTTGCACTCGTGGTGGATCCGATGGCCGGGGTTGCGGTATCCAACGGCGGGATTCCGCTGATTGCATTCGAATACATCAGCATGGCGTGTTCTGCGGTCTGCACGGGGGGGTAGAGGCCTTCCAGCGCTCCGGACAATCGATCTCGGAGTGTTCCGACTTCCGCAATGCTGAGCGGTGCCGAAACCTCGATCGAGAACTGCTCCTCGACGGTCTGCGTGTAGTGGAAACCGACGGTGGCGGTAAATCCCATGCACAGCAGGGAATCATACTGTCCGGGCCCCCAAATCCCGGCCGCACCCATATCGACGGGAGAGGTAGGCAGCGGGTCGTACGAAATGGTCAGGATGGTTGCCCCCGCCCCATGAATCGCCGCCTCAACCTGTTGCCGTTGGAGCCACCATCCGCCGGCCTGGACGTAGGCGGCGAATGTCGACACGTCGACATAGCTGAAACTAAGCGAATACCCTTCGGCTTTGACCCTCGGAAATCGGAATCCAAAATCGATGTCGACCCGGTTGATGAGCTGATACCGGCTCGACATCGACAAGTCCAGGCTGCCATCGAGGATGTGGGCCTCGGTGAACGTGAGATCCGGGGTGGATTTTGGCGCCCAGTTCGTGACCCGCAACGCTCGGATGGGGCTGAAATCCAGGGCCGCCGGGAGCGTGGACAGCCTGTCCTGGGAGTGTGCCCAGCCGCGCGCCGCGGGGTCGAAAACCACCGGGCTGGCATAGCCTCCGGGAATCGCGGCGTCGATCGCTTCGACCGTCATGCCATCGACGAAATTCTGCAGGTCGTCCGTGCAGCGCAGGCTGACGATTCCGGATTTGAGGTCTAGGTCCGGGGTGTCGATGACTCCGGTGAATAGCCGCGCGACGGATGCGGGGCTACCGGTAGCCATGTCCGCGATGTCGATCAGGATGGCGGTCCCGACCCAATCGGCGATGGTAAATTCGGTCCCGGTCAGGGGGCGAATCGACAGGTCTGCTACCCGCGCGCTACCTTCCTCGGCGTCGATCCGGATTTCTCCCACGACTCGCGCGGACCAGTCCGATCCGCCAATCGATACCTGGGCGGCCCAGATTCCGGCTCGGTCGTCGATTCCGGTAGTGCCGGGATAGGTATTGCTCATCCCATCACCAAGTATGCGACGAACAGCACCGCTGCCCATGAGGAGAGCATCAGCAGGACCAGAGGAATTACGAAGGGAATTAAACTTCTTCGCATGTGATCTCCCACCGATACGTGGCATCGCCACGTACGCCGGATTCTGTCGGGCGGCTGACCCAGCAGGTGAGCAGCGGGTAATACAGGATCTGGTAGCCAACGGCACCGGTGATTTCGTCGGCCGTGGCGAGGTTTCCCGCGATCGCGAGGCCGGTATTGACGATGCTGCCATCGGGACGGATGGCCCATGCCCATGGCTCGGCACCGGGGTCACTGCGCCGGGACGCGGGCAGGGTCGCCTGCCGGCTGTCGTTGGCGATCACGGTGCGCGGGATGATGCAGGCGACGGTCTGCTGCCGCGTGGTGTCTATCCCTCCCAGGCCAGGGGGGGACCATCCGCCTCCGCTGATGGTCGTGCGCAGACGAGACCAGGTGACTTGCTTGATGCCGGCGCCAGACATCGTCCGCAAAATCGATTCTCCGCCCATTGGCTCGTACGTCTGATCCAGGTCTAGCGCGGCGCGGTTCGGGATGATCAGGGTATTCTCGAGGGTGCTGATTTGCAGGGAAATCATTTGCGTCCTCCCGACTGTAGCGCGGCCCGGCCAAACTGGCTTTGCAGCCGGGCCAGGTCATCCTGGGCCATCGATACCGGGAATCGGCCGATGTCCGGAAAGTGGAAGACGGCAGTTTGCCGGGGCGGCGCGTGGCTTGGGAGCGACCCGAGAGGGATTCGGCCGACCAGCCCGCCGTCGGCAAATCCGGGCAAGGCCCGCATTCCGAGGGCGTTGAACCGCTCCAGAAACGCCAGGGCGCCCGGTTGCATCACGACTTCGGAGCGGGCGACGAATTCGCCGCGATGGACGATTCCGGCCGGGTCGAATTTGCCGCCTCGGCCGGTGAATCCGCCGGTCCAGAACTCGGGGAAATCGGACGCCGTGCTGTCCGGGGACCCGCCGGCGTTGACCTGTTTGACCGTTACCGTCACCGTCTTGTCCTGGATGGCGGCCAGCTCGCTCTGGATCGTCTGAATGGCGGCGGTCGCTTCGGCGATATCGACCGACAATTTCAGATTGGCCGCCTTGTTTTGCAGGTCGGTGATCTGCTGTTCGATCGTCTTGAGGGTTTCGGCTTGCCCCTGGGCTTTTTCCTCCAGCTGCTGGCTTTCGTCCTGCTTGATCTTGGCGCGGGCTTCGTCGGCGGTGGCTTTGGCTTCGGCAATCCGTTCGACTGCGCGCGCCTTTTCTTCGGGGTCGGAGATTTTTTCGAGTTGCTTTGCGGCCCGCTCTGCGTCGTGGGTGGCCTGATCCGCCAGTTTCTTGGCGTTTTCGACGCGTCCTTGTTGTGCCGCCAGCTTGGCCAGAAGCGCATTCTGCGTGGCGTCATCGACCGCATTGCCGCCGTCGATTCCGGGTAGCGCAATGCGCAACGGGCCGGTTTCTTTGGGGGATTGCGCGCTCCGAATCTTGTCCGCTTCGTCTTTCCCGGCCTGTCTCGTCTCTCCGGCTTTCTCGAGCAGCGACCTGGCTTTCTCCGCGGAATCCCGTGCGCCATCGAGGGATTCCTTCCAGGCCGATCTCAGGGCGTCGCGCAGCTTCCCGGCGTTGGCAATCTGGGCCTTGGTTGCCTTGTCGTCGTTTTCCACGATTTCCGCCGAGACTTTTCCGGATTCGATCGCCCGCAAGTGCTCCAGGTTGCCGAGCGCGGTCTGCAGCTCCGATTGCAGGCGCTTGCGCTTGGCGGCGACATCCTCTTCGACGGCCAATGGCTTGCCGAAATCCTCCTTCATCCTTTCGTAGATCTGCTCGTTCTGCCGGGACTGTTCGTCCCGCGCTTCGCCGATCGCCTTGAAGGCCACCAGATTCCCGGACAATAGCGCAGCGGCTTGTGCGGCCATGGCCCCCAGGGCATCGCCCATGTCCGTGAGCGCCAAAATCGATGCGCGCACGGCGAAGGACACCGCCTCGATCGCAAGCGCGAAATTTTTCCCGTGCTGGACGCCCAGCGTGCTCATGAAGGAGCCCATCTTGACCATAGTCGGCAACAGCGCTTCACCGATCTGGATTTCCAGCGACTTGGATACCAGGGCCAAGTCCTTTTGGGCTTCCTTGTACGCTCGGCTTTGCGCGGCGGCTTCCGGTCCGATGACTAAACCAAGCGCTTTGGCCTTCGCTTCTGCGGCTTCCAGTTGTTCGGACGTCAGTTTGAGGATCCCTCGTAGATCGCCCCAGGCCTTGCCATAGACGGACATGCCCGCGATGTTTTGTTCGACGCCGTTCTTGATCTGGGCCAGTTTTCCGTTCACCGAGGCCATGATTTCGCCGGCGGGCAGCAGGGCGCCGGAGACGTCCCGCGTGCGGACGCCAAGGGCGGTGAACGCCTCCTCGTTGCTGGCCAGGTTGCGCGATAGGGCCAGGGAGGCCTTGCCCAGCAGATCGGCATCGATGCCGAGATGCTGGAGCGCGACGGCCAGCACCGAAGCCTTTTCGGTGGACGTGCCCATGGATTTTGCCAGGGCGGCCACCTGGCCGTTCCACTCATTGGCCGCGTTGATGCTGGCCTTGAACATCGCTCCGCCAGCGAGCACGGCGCTGGCGGCGGCCAGCGCGGCCTTGAATTTGTCGAGACCGAAGGTCAGCGGGGCGATGGCGGCCGTGGTCTGGCTAGAGAAATCGACGGCGGCGCGCTGGACCTGGTGAAATGCGGCGACGGCGGCGCGCTGGACCTGGTGAAATGCGGCGACGGCTCCGGTCGGGTCCCCGGTGATGACGACTTTCGTTTCAGCCATGCTTTTTCATCCCTTCTTGGTGGCCTGTTCGAGCACGGCCAGGTACAGGCTCCACGGGTAGTCGAGGATCTGCGAATGCCCTCGCTCGATCAGCGCGCAGGCGATGCGGTCGAGGTCGGCGGTTCCTCGTCGGCAGACAGCCGGTCGATGTGGGCCATCAGGAGCTTCCGCACCCGAAAAAAAGGGGGGTTCAACGCCTTGGCGGCATCGACCAGCGGCATCAGCTCGCTGGCGGCGAAGGTCTCCAGGACGGCTACCGGGGCGTCGCACATCCGGGACAGCTCATCCAGTCCCAGCCCTGGGAACGCCAGAGCCTGGACGGGATCTCGCTGGGCACTCGCGGTCGCCTCGACGAGCCAGGCGCGAACCTCGCCGAACGTCAGTTCGCGCGCGGTGATGGTCTGCTCGCCCACCTGGACGATCTGAGTTGCTGCCATCGATCAGGACTCCTGCTCGATCAGGACGTATTGCGATTTCCCGGTCGTGGTGATCGATCTGTCCCGGACCAGCGTGAATGGGAGCGACATCGTAACGAAGTCGTCCGAAATTAGCTGCAGCGAGGACAACGCGCCCAAATTCGCCTTGAAGATCTTGATGACCAGCGCCTTGCCGTTGACCGAGTTGATTCCGTCAAAGACGATCGATACTTCCGGGGAGGTGGTCATCAGTGCCTGCACGCTGCCGCTGGCGACGGGGGTATAGTCGATGGTCACGTCATCGCCAGAAATGACCCCGCCAGTGGTGATCGTGGAGCCAATCGTGATTCCCCCGGCGCTGACCGAGTAATCGGCCGCCAGGATCGTCGTGGCGCCCTTTTTGACGACCGGGGCAACCGTGGTGTTGATCAGGCGTTTGGTCGGCAGGAACATGCCGGGGACGATTTTGTATCCGGACTCGCCGGTAATCGGCGTGGTATTGTTCGTGCCCGAGGTGCCGAACAGGGCGAGCGCCAGATTCTCGACGCCGATCCGGCGCAGGTCCATCTTTCCGGATCCGCCGGTGATGCGTTTGAAGCTCGCGTCGATTCCGCCCGACGCATTCGTGTAGTCGGGCAGCGTTTTCTCTTCTTGTGTGAAGCTGAACTCGAAGGCCGATGAGTTTTCGACCGGGCGGAATTTCCGCCCTTCGAAGGTGGCGGAATCGGAGTAGAGCGCGACGGAAATTTTACCGACGCCGGAATACGCTGAAGTCATTATTTGTCCTTTGCATCAATGGGTGCCAAAGTAGGCGGGAATCGAGAATCCGAACGACAGCCGAAGGACTCGTCCATCGAATCCCGTGGCTTGTCCGTCGGTGATTTGCGGATGCCGCATCAGCGCGTACTCCCACCCGACCAGCGCGTTCGCGGCGGCCTCGAAGAGTTCCGCGGCCGCGGTTTTCTGTGCGCCAGAGGCCCTGGCGACATCGCAGTAGACGGAAAATGAATACTGCAGAATGACCGAGGCCGAGCACCCGCGCACTTGCCCGGCGTGCTGGATCTGGAGCAGCAGGATCTGGCCGGCGACTGGGGCACTGGCGTCGTCGGTCAGGTCGATGGGGTCGAATGTACCCAGGAGCACGCTGCCCGGCGCGCATTTCGTCGCCAGGTAACCGAGGATGGTGGATTCGGTGTCGAAAATCATGGGGAGACCCGGACCAGCCTGGCGCGCATTTCTGTGGCGCTGATCTGCTCTGGCGTGCCGGAGATTTTGAAAGCGATGCCGCCCACGGTGCCGGTATCGCCGTGCTCCAGATCCGGCCCCAGCGCATAGCTCAGGGTGTGCGTCGTGGTGGTTGCGGCAGTGAACGCCTGATCATCGGCCGTGTCGAGGATGCCAACAAAGTAATTCGCGCCGAATACGCAGTTGACCCCGAAGTCGGCGACGGCATAAAAAGTGGTGTCGTCCGGGCATCTCATGGTCAGGGACTTTCGGATTCCGGGGCATCGGTGACGCGGCACACCCTGCCGATCGATTGGGCGTAGGTGGCGTCGGAGACGGACAGCAGGACCGGCGTCCCGACCGGAACTTCCTGGCCGCCCTGCCAGCAGGGACGGGTCGTGATGCACTCGACCATGCCGGCAGAAGGGGTGCGGTCGGCCGTCGGCGGCGCTTGCACGTCGCCGACGGGATCCGCTTGGGGGGTCGCTTTGCGGCTCATCAGGTGATCGTGCTCGCTGCCGAGAAGGCGCCAGCGATGCGTACGCCAACGTCGGCCGTCAGGAAGGCGCGAATGCCGGTGATGCCGGCGGCAAAGTTGGCGAATGGGTTGGCGGCCAGTTCGAGCGCGCCCCATTCGGCAAAGATCACTTGCGAGAAATCGCCGAAGATGGCGGTCGCGGCGGGCATCTGGTTGGTCGACATGGCGCGGAAGCCGAGCACGTTCCCTTCGAGGATGTTGCCGACCCACAGCGGCGTATCGGTCGAGGTGAAGCGCTGCCGTTGCGCGAGCATACTGGCGACCGTCGGCGTGGTGAGGTAGGCGCACGACGGCGACAGCGCATTGGCGCCGGCCACGTCAACCTGCGCGTCGAGCAGGGCGGCCAGAGCCAGCGAGGTGCCGGTGAATGCCCCAATCGAGCCGGTACCGAGGATCCCGACCGGAGCACCGGAGCCGCCGACGTTGATAGCGGCCGCGTCAAGCGAGATGCCCAACACCTTCGCCAGGTCATTCATGACGAACTGGTCGGCATCCGGCGTGCTCTGCTGCAGCAGCAAGCGGGATATCTCGGTGTACGCGCCCAGCACCTTGGGACGCAGTTGCAGCAGGCCGATGGTCTGCTGACTCTCGGTGATGCTGGTCGCTTCCGTCGACAGCCAGTAGCCAGTAGCGGCGCCGGTTTGTTTGGTGATATCCGCGTTGCCGACCAATCCGCCCAGCGTGCGGGCGCCGAGCGCTTTCAGGAGGGTGGCGTTGCGCAGCAGTTCGATGAAATCCTGCGGGCGCAGTTCCGTTGCGACCATGTGGCCACCGGCGGTGGTGGTGCCTACGGTCATGTCCCGTTTCTGCACTTCCATTGGAAGGAAAAGGGAGTTTTCGGCCTGGCGCTGAATGCCGGCGGCCTGGGCCTTTTCAGCGAATGCGTTGCTCGCCTCGCGCTCCAGGCCGGCCTTGCTCCAGTCTCCGCTGAGCAGCGCCGAGACGGCGCGGACCAGCGAAAAGCGGCGGGTTTCGCCGGGGGGCATGCCGATTTCCGGGGTCCACTTCGTGCCGCGCTGGGGGACGTGGGCCATGATTTGTTTCGCGAATTCTTCGGCGCTTGTGCCGCCACGGATGGCTTGTCCGGCCATATCGGCCAC